AGCGTCACCAGACACCATAGCGTTACCAGACACCCAAGCGTTACCGTACACCCGAGCGTTATCAAACACCCCACCGTCACCAGTCACCACAGCGTAACCAGACACCAAAGCGTTATCAGACACCACAGCGTAACCAGACACCACAGCGTAACCAGACACCACAGCGTTACCAGACACCTCAGCGTTATCATACACCACAGCGCAACCAGACACCCTAGCGTTACCAGAAACCACAGCGTTAGGCCCAACATAGGCGGTCTCAGAAACAGTGGCGGTATCAGCGACCCACCCACCACCATTAGAATGCTGATGGGCGGGGACCAGGCCGTTGCCAAAATCAAAAGTAGTCATCTCATTCACTCTTTCGTTCATCATGTTTATATAATACCAGTGATTTTATTTTTTGTCAACCCCTTTTTTTGTTGTGATATAAAATTTTTGGTCTTTGCCAAAATCGTAGGTCCATCTCAACCCAGGACCCCATGGTGTATCTGTTCCCTTCCAATCCATATCTTTGAGAAACTGCTGTAACTCAACACGACCACCATATCTCGTATCGATATAATCTATAAACTCATCACACCAGGGATCGTCTGGTTTGACGTATCCCGCATGGTCAGGCGGTTTTCTCATCGTGCTCGGCCATCTCCCATCAATCCAGGACAACTCATTGCCCCAAGAACCCACAATGGACTTAAATATTCCCAGATATTTTTGTCTTGTTGATCCAGCCACTCTTTCTGAATCATTATAGCATGATATTCTCTTCGCTGTGGACATTCGTATAAATCCTCAATGTCATTATATTCTTGATAATGATGAATGAGTTCGTGTAATAAAATGCTTTGATCCCATATATCATTCACATCAAAATCATTTGGTAGATATATCGTATCAGATACATACACTCCCATCACATTTACTGATTTCTCAGGACCTTCATATTTCACTCCTGGATAAACCATATGAAATAACTGTTCTTCATCTTTTAACATTATATCTGGTAAATGAGGTATTGTCAACCCTGTATGAACATTCATCCATATCATAAAAGATGCTAATAAAGTTTTTATTGTGAGCATTTTAAATATCCTTAAATATAAATAAACCGTATAGACAATAATAAGGAGGTGTAAGGCAAAAATGAAAACCGCAATACCGTTTTTGGTATTTATCGTGGTTTTTATGTTTTCATCTTCTGTGTTTGCTCAAAGCACTATTACTACAAATAACAATAACAATAATGTGAATACGAGTAATAGTAGCAGTACTAGTAATGTCGTTACTGACGCTGATACAAAAACGATAGTGATTAATCCACCACCCAGCGCTATTTCTCCAAGTATTAATAGTAATAATATGGATCTTTGCACTACGGGCGCGAGTACTGCTGTACAAACACAGATTTTAGGTCTCAGTAAAGGGACCACTGTTCGTGACCCAAATTGTGAGAGATTGAAGTTGAGTAAAACCCTTTATGATATGGGCATGAAAGTCGCCGCTGTTAGTGTTCTCTGTCAAGATAGAAGAGTGTTTGATGCCATGAAAATGGCAGGTACACCCTGTCCTTATCTTGGTCAAATTGGACAACCAGCCGCTGACCAGTGGGATGCAAACCCCGAAATGGTTCCAGATGCAGAATCAAAATATCTAGATGGAGACAAAGTAGATGACGATGAAGCTAAAGTATTTGGCGTCGGCATTCTTGGCATTCTTGGTTTGCTTTTGCTCCTATAACGCTAGTGCTCAAACATTTGACACCTCTACCGGTGCACCTACAATCGTTGAACATAATATCAGCGACGATGGTTACACACAGGTAAATCTAGGATTTCCATTTCCTTTCTATGGAAATACTTATACCACGTCCTATATGCATAGCAATGGTGTTGTTCAATTTGTAAACCCAACGACGAGTTGGTGTTGTAGTGGTATTAATTTAGACACCAATTCAACTCTTAGTTCGTCTTATAACTATGCAATTGCTGTATTATGGACAGACTTGATAGACAATTCAACAGAAGGAAGATTTTACACACAGGGTAATGAAAATTACCAAAGATATCAATGGAATAATATAAGTGAATATTATAACAACAATCGGAATACAGTAGGTCTAGAAATTCGTCCAGATGGTAGTTTTGATATGTATCATCAAATGATCAACATACAAAACCATGCTTTCACTATTGGTGTTATAGGCGATGCTACACAAGGCGAATGGACACAATATCAATATACAAATCCAGGTGGTACATTATATAATTTTGGATCTTCTACAGCCGATGATAGAGTAACTGGTTGGTCAGCGACAAATAACGTGTATAGTTATAGTGATGGAACTGCTGGTACTGCATCTGCTTCTGATCCTTGTGATAGTGATCCATTATACTCAGAGAATTGTTCTGGTTACGCTCAAGCATACTATAATCAACAGTGTGAACTAGACGCTCTGTATGATAGTGGATGTTCAGGATATGCTGATGCCTACTTTAGTCAACAGTGTTCTTTAGATGCTTTATATAATGAAGATTGTTCAGGATATGCGGAAGCTTATTTCGATCAACAGTGTTCTTTAGACCCTTTATATAACGAAGACTGTTCAGGATATGCAGAAGTTTATTTTAATCAACAGTGTTCTTTAGACCCTTTATATGATATTGAATGTACTGGTTATGCAGAAGCTTATTTCGATCAACAATGTTCTTTAGACCCTTTATATGATACTGACTGCACTGATTATAATGAAACATATTTCAACCAACAGTGTTCTTTAGATCCTCTTTATAATAGTGAATGTCCTGGATACACACAGGCATACTACGATCAACAATGTTCTTTAGATCCATTATATGATTCTAGTTGTCCGGGATATAAGACCGCTTATTATAATCAGCAATGTAGTCTTGACGCTCTCTATGATACAGAATGCCCAGGTTACGCAACTGCTTACTACAATCAACAGTGTTCTTTAGATCCATTATATGATACAAGATGTCCGGGTTACGAACAGGCGGTTATCGCTAGAAACTGTAATATAGATCCTTTGTTTAGTCCTACATGTGATGGATATGCAGCAGCACTAGCAGCGCAACAAGAGAAACAAGCAGAAGAAACAAAAACCGCTGAAGACGAACAACAAGTAGAGACAATAACAGAAGCAAATCCAATAGAAGAGACTGTAGTTGTTGCAGTCACAGAAACAAATAAAGAAGAGATTACAACATCAGTAGTTGAAGTTGAAGGTATTCCTAATGTAACTGTAGTTATACCAGAAGTATCACAACTAGATACAGCAACAGCGGCGTTTACCGCACGAGTAGAAACTTTACAAGCAGAAACTAGACAAGAGGTTCAACAAGCTGTAGCAGCAGAACAACAAGCAGTAGTCGCAGAGATTGAGTCTGAGGTAGAACAAGAAATTGAACAACAGATAGCAGCAGAAGTAGAGACTAATACTGAAGAAGTCAAAGAAGAAACTAAGGAAGAAACAAAAGAAGAAATTAAAGTTGCCGCTGTAGAAGAAAAGAAAGAAGAGAAGAAGGAGGAAAAGAAAGAGGAGACTAAAGAAGAAGTAAAAGAAGAGAAAAAAGAAGAATCCAAAAAGAAAGAAGCAAAGAAGGAAAAAGAAAAACCTTCTAAAGAAGTACGAATTAAACAAGCTATACAGGAACGTATTGAGTCATTAGCAGAAAAGATGGGCGAGTCAGCAGCACTTGAAACACAAGTAGCAGCACAGGCATCAATCGTCGCTATGATGGGATATGTTCCGGGATTTAAAGATTATACTGGCGTACAGTTACAGGATAAACCTTTTTATGAACAAACACAGATTCCTGGTGGAAGTATACAGGATAACAGATTTATTAGTCGATTCTTGATGAATGATCAGAAGTTTAATGAGTTAGAAAGATCACAATTCAATAATAGGGTAATAGGTACAAGGTAAAATGGCAGAGATAGAATTTGCTGGAGTTAAATTCAAGGGTGGCAAGATGGTTGCTGTCGCAATGGCGCTATCCACTTTAATTGGTGGTTTGTACGGCGCCTTTGAGGTCTATAAAGATTATACGACAATGAAACAAAAGATTACAACATATGTTGCTCCTGATCTTTCTGGCTTCGATAAAAGAGTAGAATTATTGAAACAGAAGGTCGAAGAGTCATATGTACTAGTAGGTGAGGCTCAAGAAACCGCGCGAGATATGCGTACCGATCTAAAGAACGATATGAATCAATTATCAGACACGATATACGAACTAGAGAAAAAGAATTCTGCTACAGAACGCGAAATCAGAGAACTTATGAGATCTACTGAAAAAGATATGAGAGAGATGATTAACTCTGCGGATGATAGAATGGATGCAACGCGAAGAAAAGTGGAATCTGATATTCGCGAACTAGAAGATAGGGTAAACAAGACTATAGAAAAAGCCTTGAATAACCCTCTAAACAAACTATAATTACTTTTCGTGGTCTAATAGGGATTTTAATAATCCCTCCCATTCTTGTGCTCGTAGATCCCAGCTATAGAATGTGTTTGTGTAGAGTTTCTGAAACTGCAATTTTGTTTGCATATCTTCTTCCCAATATGATTCTATAGCCGCATTTAGAACTTGGTAGAACATATGAGCGTGTTGATTCTTATCCTCATCAAATGGATACATAAGAGAAAAGTTAGAAGTAGTTTCTGGAAGTGCCGCTAGAGATGGACAAACTACGCAACAACCAGCACTCATCGCTTCAATCGCAGCAATACAAGAAGTTTCTTGCCATGTGCTGGGGTATGCAAAAATATGTGCTTTTTGTAATGCTTCTCTTACTTCTTGATTGGATACAGTTCCATGGTATGTGATATGTTCATGATCACGACAAATTTGAAATAATTGTTCAAATGGTTCATCTCTCTGTGGCCATCCATAGATATTAAAAGATGAATATACATCTAGATGAACTCTATCGCCCCATTTTTCAGATAGTTTCTGATAAACAGCTAACAACACATCAAGACCACGGTGTGGTGTAGTGTGATAGATGAGTCTCAATGGACCTTCTTTTGATTTTTCGTGAGTAGGAATAGGTTCAATAGCGTTTCTAATAACAATAGAATCGCTGTAGGGGACACCTAAAACTTTATGATAAGTTGTAAATTGCCAGTGGGATACAAAAACAAGTCGTCTGAATCTGCTCCGATTTCCACTATCACTGAGGTGCCTGGATTCAGGGTCTTCCGCCAAATCGTGCAACCAGAGAATAGGAAGACGATTAGGATCAATATTCCTAACCCTAGATGGAATAATTTGGAATTTATCTAACAACTCCTTTGATAACTTTGAATATAATGCATGTTGCATCATCTCTGTGCCACCCATAGCATTTCTATTCAATTCGTTTGTCTCAATACCAATAGAATTGTTTAACTCGTTTTCATTCATAACTACTTTCAACGACATTCTTAAAAACCTTTAATCAGTATAATAATCTTTGTGATATGGACAATTTAATCTATGACAATTATCTAATGTAGATGTAATAGCAGGTCTTTGACATTCTTCACAGATTTCGTTTTTTCTTGGTACATAAATTTCATCTATAAAATCTGGGTAATCATCTCTACTATGCGGCATAATATCCTCCATTATGATTATAGGGGGAATTTCACCCCCTATAATATATTAAAACCTTTTTGAAATTTTAACACCAACTGTTGTTTCTTGATGTTCTAAATTTCTGTCCATGATAACGTCTGCGTGTGGAGATAGTTGAAACCATTCGGCATCAAGATCCCAAGTAATCTCTGCTTTGTATTCAGATGCATCTTGTGAATCCCAATGTACTAAAGGATACAAGCCCACGAGAATACCTAAATTAGTAGCTTCCGCTTCTATACCAAATTCAGTCTTAAAATTTGCTGATTCAACAGAATACATATTGTCTGCGCTAATAATAAAATCAAGACCAGGAACAAGTTCTGGCGCCTTTGTCGTTGATTCTTCCGCCTTTGCTACCGAAACTGTTGTTAAAAATAACAAAGTAACTACAGATAGATATTTAATATATTTAAACATAGTTTTACCTTTTTGTTGTTAATAATATCTCCTTCAAAATTATCATATTATTTATACTTCAAATTTCTCCCAATCCGCCCAACTTTTTAGACTATCCCAACGAAAGGATCGCCAACCCATATTATCTAGGTCATATACAGGGCGTACTTCTGCTGTCTTTAAAACACCTTCGCCTGAAGGTTGATGTTCTGATGGAATCATATCTTCCTTTAGAGTAGCCTTCATTACACGATATTCACCACTCTTCTTAGTAAACTCAAGACGAACTACACTTGTACGTAAAGCATGAACCAACAAATCACGATCAAATTCTTGCATTCTCAACTCCCACTATAATGATTATCAATCCAATCACAGAACTCATCATATCCGCCAATATGTTTATCGTTGATGAAAATCTGAGGAACAGTTTTTACATCTGGCAATCTATTTTTCAATTCGTTTTTCCAAACCTCGCTTTCAGAAATATTATACTCAACATATTCAGGAAACATTTCCTGTTTACTTATATAAAGAGTTTTTGCTCTTGTACAATAAGAACATCCATTTTGTGTATATATTTCTAGCTTTGTCATGTCGTACTAACCGCCATTCGAAACTCTCCCTTTGGATCTCCAAACAAGTCATTAGTGCGAACACGAATATGGCGTTTGTTTGTTTCCTTCGTATTTGGATTAGGAATCGTAATCCAAGGATTCTCTAAACGTCGCCACGCCTTCATAATATCATCCAATCGGTCCACTCGCGTAATATTACGTCTGACCGACTTTACAGTAGACCTGTTAACGTTTGGACGTTCACCATTAGATACGTAATGTTTGCCTGTAGCCTTCTTCTTACCCAACTCAGTTTCCTTTCATAAATGATTTAGTTGTCGTAAAATGCGTTCTTTGTTTAGTACTCTTAGTTTCTCTTCCCACTTTGCTGCTTGTTCTCTGTAGTATATATGGGCGTATCTCCATGAAGAGTTTGGAGCTTCTAACAGACATTTAGCTTGCATTGGTTCAAGCCATTGTACGTCTGTTTCATCATGATTTATAAGAGGGATCGTTCCACCATTGAGGAACTGGTCTGTTTGTCCACTTTGCGAAACTTGCTTTTTCACCAACATAATAACTCCTATAAGCGTCTACGAAATGAGAACTTTTGTATTTATCAGGCATTGCTTGTGGAATGGGTTTAAACTTGGCTCGTTGAATATTATTTGGTACATGAGATAGTATATCAACGAGTTTCTCTTCTGTCAAATGTTTTTTGTGATATCGATATGTATATTCACTACACAGGGCTTCAAAATGACATTGTAACCAAATGTAATTATTGTTACATTCACGTGCCCATACCGCAGAAGGATGATTGACATGTGATGCTTTGTAGAGACTAGATTCTAAATTATGATTAGGATGTCGCCATCGTTTGATAGACCTACCGTTAACAGTCTTATCGGTATATTGTTCGCCATCTAGAATACGATGTGCTGTTGATAGAAGTTGTGCAGTTTCCACAATCATCTTGACAACATGTTTATCACACATCATCTGTGCAGATTCTTCAGGACACGTTGATAGAGCAAAAATATTCATCGGTATTCACACATTGCATCTTGTTTTTCTAACATCACGAAAAGAAATCCTCTAGTACTGTTCGTAGTAGTTCTCAGGTAGATTATAGACCCAATTATCTTTTTCTACCCACTTCCATCCACTGGAGCATTTCACATCACTATTATAAAGCATCCAACCTTCTTTGAGATGCTTGAATAAAATTGTTCCGTCGCCGTCCCAGTGTAGATAAACGATTAAATTACCATCGCCAATACGATATTTCGTAATCTCGGCATGTTCTTCCTTTGCGAAACATCCACAACAAAGTGTTGCCTCTATAAGTTCTGAATCAATATCAACTTTTTCCTCTCGCCAAACAGGGCAAGTGAATTCGTGAGTAGTATATCCCCATCTGTTAGCATTAGTATCGTTAAGATAATCCATTAGAGCCTCACCAGCACTATCAGCATCACAACCGCCTGGATGTATCGTAAGTTCTAGTTTTTTCCTCGCCTCCTCAGAGCAAAAATATTCATCGGTATTCACACCATGCATCAATATGGTTATAGGTATACTCTTCAAGATTACGATAGAACTTACCGGGATTGTTCTTGATAGATTCAGCAGCAATAGCACAATCTCGATAAGAAGATGTTTCTTGTTCGTATCTAATATCACCGGCAAGACCGCCAAATGAGGTTAGAATGATCAGAAAAACTTTCATTGGTCAACTCCTTTACTAATGTAACGTTTTGTTAGTTGTAGTAGGAACATTGAACTTCTTTACATGACGTTTGCTTGCCACGATACCTTCTACTATATCATCAAATCCGTCTTCTGTCAACATTGTTTTGTATATACTCAATGCTTGAGCCAACAATACACCTGCAACTATAAGACCATTACCATTACAATTATCAATGTGTTTTACTGTATTATCAAGTACCTCGTCGTATATTTGTTTCAGTAATTTTTCATCAATATCAGTCATATGATAAACTCCACACCCTTTCATAAATTTCTTTCCAGTTTTTGACGATTGGATATGAAAGATTCTCTTCATTCATATTGAAACCATGTTCTACTAGAAGAGGTTTCATACCAACAGCTAGACCATCGTCTGCATTCTCTACCTTATCTTCAATCCAGATGTATCCTGAATCTTCGTAGTGTTCTTTAAGATACTTATCTTTTCGAGCACCAGTAGCAAGACAGATGATATTACGAAAAGTGTTCTCGCCGAAAACCTTCTTAAGATTCCGTTCACGTAGCATTGCAGCATGTTTATCAGTAGAGAGACTGGTTACAACATCAAAGACATATCCATGTTCTTCATGGAGTCGCTTGACGTACCAAACGGCATCTCGGAGGGCTGGTAGAAAACCAATTGCAGCAGATTGATTGAATTCTGCTATAAAACTCTTACCTTGTTGTTTTGTGAGACCATATCGTGATCCAATCTCATAATAGAGATCAGACTCTGGACCTTTGAAGAATCCACGTTCATTCATCCAACAATCAAAAGCGTACTCCCAATTCAGAAGTACACCGTCGCAATCAGCGACAATTATCTTTTCCATTATACTACCTTTATATATTTCCCAAACAGTCGTTTCATAAGACATAGGTCTCCATAGAAACTGAACTCACTTTAATCATTATAGTACCATGCTGATTAAATGTCAACAGAAATTTTTTAATTTTTTAAAACTTTCTGGATTGGTATAATCGTAATGAGTCTCATACCAAGTGTGAATGAATTTATTGTATCTTTCAAAATTAATCCAATCAGTGTTATAAGCATTAGATAAAGAATCACGATATTCTTTAGGATTTACCTTCCATGTGACGGTATCATAATCTGCCCTACCAAATGTGGCAACTTTCTTGCCGGCTAAGATAGATTCTAACCCCACACCACTGTTTACAGTCACAACCATCTCACTATTTTTTATCAAATCAAAGATGTTGAAATTATCTACCCAAACGCAATTATAACGATTAGCAACTTTTTTTATAGATTCCATAGAACCTGGATTGACAGGATGACCTTTGATAACAACCTTCTTAGCAGTTGTTGAAGCCCAATCTAGGGTCATCTCCAAAGCTTCTTCTACTTTCACGTCACTATGATATATGATAGTCTCATCGTGTGGTATCTGACAAGGAAAAAACACATATGGTTTGAAAGATAAAGCTGTATCGTTTGAACTAGGTTGATCAAACTTTGTCTCACCAGAATCAACTCTATCAAATAGATGGTGTCTTTCAGTATTCTTACTAAGATTTTCCATAGGATAAGATGAAGCAGTAGCGCACCAACCTTTACTATCAATAGAAAAGATATGTGGTATAACCATCTGCATATAATATCTAACACGATTATCTAACCACCAAGTTTGTTCCATCTTGTGTGGTATATAATAAACATCAGCGTCTTTGCTGTGTTCTTTTACAAATTCAGTCGTAATCTGCCACAAAGGAACTTCAATGACTCTTACGTCGTCTTTTAAAACGTCATGAGCATTATATAGTTGTTCAATAAACTTTATCCAATGGACTCGTATTGGAGCGATTGGTCCTCTTTGTTCTGGAACAGGACCTTCTTTAAACATAACGTCTAGTCTAGGCATGTATATATCAACTTGCACTTTTGCGTTCCTCTAGATAGTTTTTTTGATTTTTTCGATTACCTTTGCCAGTCCAGATGATACTGTCTTCATTAAACTCCCAATCAATATACTTAGAGGGCATCTGAACAAACTTCAAGTCTTTTATATTTTGATGAACTTTCCACAAAATGACTTGATCCATAAACCAAATACAGCCATGTTTTTTGATATTTTCCATGAGATTATGTGCCACGGTATCAATGAAACTATAACCCGACTTTCTCAGATACATAGCACCAGCAGCTACATGGGTTCCTTCATTTTCCCATCCTACTGTTCCTGGTAACGGATCTCTTGTGAAAATTGAATAATCACAATTTTTAAAATCGTCCCAATCAATAGGTTTTCTTAGAAATCCATCAATATCAACAATCAACATTTCAGAAACATTGTCTTGTCTAATTATATCAGAAGCAACTATAAATCTAGAACAAGCATACATCATGCGATCTTTTGGTTCAATGTCACTAAAACTAAAATGACACCCGATATGCCAATCAAAAGAATTCTGATTCAGAATCTCTTGTTTCGTTTCTTCGTCACAAAGAATATGAATCCAAGGTGTTTCGCCATTCTTTATCGCACTCTTAGCAAAAGCCTCTCCGTGTTCTTTTAAATAGATGGGATCACAACAGGCGAAAACAATTTTCATGTTTTACCCATCCAATATTCTATCATCTCTTCTAACATCAACTCAAAAGTATAATTAGGTTTCCAATTTAGTATCTTTCTAGTTTTTTCTGAATCACCACAGAGATATTTCAATTCTTCTGGTCTCATATACTTTGGATTTTGTACTACAAAGTCTTCATAATTTAAATCTAGTCGGCCAAAGACATATTCACACATTTGTCGGACAGTATAGGATTTACCAGTTGCTACAATCCAATCGTCTGGATCACTATGATTAATAATTTTGTGCATTGCTCTAACATAATCAGAACTATGACCCCAATCACGACTGCTATCCATATTACCCATCTCAAGTTTATTGAGTTTGTTTTTCTTGATTAGAACAGCGTTCTTCACAACTTTATTCGTTACAAAGTTTGTTCCACGTCTAGGAGATTCGTGATTGAATAAAATTCCGTTACAAGCATGCATATTATATCCGTGTCTATAATGTCTTACAAGATTATAACCAAGAACTTTAGAACAGCCGTATGGACTGACAGGATTCATTGGTGTTGTTAGTCTTTGAAATCCGTCTTCATCTACACTGTTACCAAACATTTCACTAGAAGATGCTTGATAAAACTTTGCTTCTGGACAGAGTTTACTAGTAATCTCTAGCATATTTAAAACACCTAGAGAATTTGTTTTAATAGTAAAAGAGGGGATGTCAGAAGAAATTCTAACTTGACTCATAGCAGCCAAATTATAGATTTCATCTGGTTTAACTTTATTAATGATATCATATAATGAGTGTACATCTAATAGATCGCCGTAATGAAGACCGGCAATTTTATCAGAGAATTTTTCTAATCTTGCACTTTGATTTTCTGCTACACTATGTCTACGGACAATACCATGTACTTCGTAATCAAGACTTAAAAGATATTCTGTAAGATAAGAACCATCTTGTCCACTAATACCTGTAATTAACGCTTTCATTAAAAAACCTCGCTTTTGATAAATCAGGATAATTCTTCCAATCACCACTATCGTCATTATATTCAGGAATCTGGTCCATAATAATGATACCACGAGCGGCGTCTTCTGGTGTCATATAATAATGCCATCCCAAGTATTCAAAGGAATCTTCATCATATTTACCATCTAAATCTCTACCATCGTATCTAATCTTTTTAAGATACTCGTATTCGTTCTTATTGTCAAGTAAAATCATACCACCTCTACCAATAGGTACTCGTTTCTTTAATTGAAAAGAAACGATATGAAATCCACCCATATACATATCTCTTTGCCAACGAGTAGCTCCATCCCATATCCTATAAGGTTTTAACTGATATATACCTGACCATTCTCTATCTTCTAATTTTACTTTAAATCCAGCATGTATTATCTGTTGAGGTACTGAAACATATGTGTGTTTAGGAATAGTAATAGTTGATATATTTTTTCTGTGTCTTTTTATACATTGTAATGCTAGAAAGATACCGTGCGAACAGCAGTCTACAGAAACCGCGTACTTTGATCCTGCGTATTTGGCAACTTTTTTTTCAAACATATCTACTACATCGCGTGGATCTTTCCAATCGTAACCGAGTTCTCTAATTTGGTCTAGCTCTGGTCTTTGTAAATGTTTAGGTAGTTGTCCTATTGGCCATGCGTTATATTCTACCATCAATATCCTCCAGATATGTTCTTATATTATTATTCTCGTTACACCATTTTTTAGCATACTTACCTTCGCTAGGTCTAGAGAACATTGGATGATAGTACTCAGAACACCCCTCAAAGAAGTAGTGTATCGCCTGTGCTTTTCTTGTTTTATCTTTGTGTGGCGTAAATGTACCGCCATGTAGAAGATTTGCTTCCCATATAATCGCTTCACCTTTTTTCACGGGAACAGGAGTTCTCTTTCCTTTTTTTATCAAAACAAGATGCTCTATAAACTTCTCATATTCTCTATAGTTTATCTCTTCACCATTCTCTATATCGTCTGGATGTGGAAGACCTAGAGATTCATAGTTATATATATCCCAGTCGTGACTACCTGGAACTACAGACAAAGCACCATTCTCTATAGTCGCATCTTCTAAAGCAACCCATACACCAATCATCATTCTCTCTGGTATGGTATGAAAATGAATACAATCGCTATGTAGGGGTTGATTAGATGGACCTGTAAAATTGATTGTAGAAAACGGAAATGCCTTCTTCATATACCAATTTTCTAGATGACGAAGTATTTTTTCATTCATACAGAGATTGGCGATATTTCTACTCTTTTTCCACGCTTCAAATAATCTAGGCCAATGTGTATATTGATAATGGTCAGATTGAATCGTCTTATTCTCTAGTGCTAGAATGTTTGTTACATCATCATTTATACCATTAATTTCGGCATCAGTCAACTCCAAATCAATGATATCATAACCTTCACTATTCCAGAATTTATTAAAAGTCATAACCTAACTCCCTAGCATACTTATAAGCAAGTTCGTTTGGTCTTTTCTTTACCGGTCTTGCAGGACTGCCAACATAGATTGTCCATGGTTCAGCATCTTTAGTAAGCGTCGAGTTTGAACCTACTACTGCTCCTTCACCTAGAGTAATTCCAGGCATAACAACACTATTAACACCAATACAAGAAAATGGCTCGAATGTTACTGTAGTTATATTTGAAATTCGGTACTTACTAGGTACTTGTGGATTCATAAGAGAGCCAGAAGCAAAATCATCTCCACCACAAATAACTTTGCCGCCAGCACTGATACCACTAAAATGACCCATAACAAGCTTGGAAGTCCTGCCACCGATAATAGCAACCTGTGGAGCAATATGAACCCAGTCACCAATATCCATAATAACAGAAGAAAATACGTTATAATCTAGAACAACGTAATCTCCAAACGTTGATTCTATTTTATACTTACAAAATGAACCATGATCTACTAATTCAGGATTCATAACAGACCGCCATTAATGCGAAGTGTTTGACCAGAAACATAACTAGTATTTAATATATATTCAATTGTGTTGTACACTTCTTCAATTCTACCCCATCGTCTGGCGGGAATATTCTTCATTATCTCTTGTTGAATATCTTCACTAATAGTTTCTGTTAGACCTTTTTCAAAGTATCCCAACTGAATAGCGTTTATATAAACATTCTTATTAAAATTTTCTGCGGCAACGGTACGAACATATGATTCTATAAATCCCTTTGTTGCTGAATATATAGAAGTTCCTACTTGAGCTTTATCCGCTAGAATAGAAGAGGCGAGAATAATATTACCACCACGTTCTCTCATAAAATGTTTCAAACAAAGTTGAACTACATTTAGAGTACCCCAAACGTTTGTATCTACTTGTTTGGCAGTATCAATATAACCAATGCTATGTGTAAAACCATTAGCATTATACGCTGCCAAGTTTACTACAATATCAAAATGATTTGTTTTAAAATATATATCACATTCTTTACGATTTCTTACATCTAAATTTTTAGATGATAAAGATGTAACATTATATTTATCCTTCATAATTTTTGTTAAAACTTTACCGATACCACCACTGCCACCGAGTATCAAAACAGTTTTCATTTTTAAGACTCCATTATATTATGTCCAATTAATGTTAGGGAATTTTTTTACAAATTTATGTATAATATTCCAGACATCGAATGATACATTTGGATTTGCCAAAAGTTTATTAAAGAAATAAACATTTAGACTTGGGTTCCACATACCAGCAAGTAATGCAAAAGAAGAAAATCCTCCAATAACAGTATGCGCTTGATATATAGTCATCCAATCTTTTATAGTATCGTTTGTTGGTGTAATACCATATCTTTTATGTACAGATTTGTCTTCAGATAATATAATAGGATTTTTATGATGTCTAATTTCTTCATCATATACTTCAATTGGTATCAAAGGTCTATCTGATTGTCTGACATGAATCACAGTTTTACCAGAATTAACATAATCACAACCGTTCAAATTTAAACTAACTTCAGATTCATTAATATTTTCCCACCATTTAAGTAAGAGAGAAACATTAGGTTCTTTGAAAGGATTGGTTTTATTAGTACCAATCACCGTAGTAATTTCTGGTCTTTTTTTGAACGTCAAAAAGTCGTCGAAAAAGATACGATCTTCATCCATTATAATATCTGAATTTTGCCAATAACCACCAGTGTTAAACAATATTTTATTTACTGTTGTATTATTTTCTTTAGCTATGGCATAACATGTATAAAGTGATAGTATTTGAGTGCCTAGTCCACCACGAACGTTATACGTCCCCATTTAAAAATACCTTGTCCTTTTCTACACCTTCATATGGACCAGTTTTGTATTCATAAACTTTAGCGTTTTCTAAAATTGTGTATGTGTGACCACCTTCAAACGTAAGTGAAATATCTCCTGAATTTAAAACAATTTCTTCTAAAATAGTATCATCCACGTCATAGAAATGTGCTTTTACTTTACCTTCCATAACACACCAAGATTCTTGAGCGACAACTTGTTTTCTAGGGGCATTTTTCCAAATGTGTCTATGTGGTCGAAACGTCTTTCCTGCTTCTAATTTTAAAGCCGAGACTTGAATAAATTGATCTTCTGGTGCAACATCTTCTCTATTCTCTGATAAATCGTCAGAACGATATACCATATGACATAACTTATCTGGATAAACTTTTGAGTATATCTTTAACATATATTGTATCTCCCAATGGATTATCTAATCTTACACTGCCATGAATAGCAAATCTTCTATTCAATTCTTTTGTATTACCTCTGGAATGAAAACCACCTACATTAGCAATAACTAATGTATCTTCGTTTACGTAGATGGGTTCCATTTCATAACCCATCTCTTGTAATTCTTCTTCACTTACTCTAAACGATCCTTCATAATGATCTTTTGCTCTCCACTCTTCGTATTCTTTTTTACACGCTTTTACACTTTGTTGATAATACCACATCTGCATTTTTTCGTTTGATTTTGTACTACCCTTAGCAAACATTAATGGACCATCATCGACTTTCTTTGGAAACCACCAAAACTTGATTGCAGGAAAGTATGTATCTAGATGCATTAATTTTTGATGATCGTCATCTCCTGGTCTATTTCTTACGATTTGAGCAAATGTGTTATTTCTGAACTTGGTTTCTACTTCTCGTTCATCTCCTCCAATAAGTTTATAAATGTGGGGATAGATTAGTAATGATATATTATATAATAATCTAGACTTATCTCTATTCATTGAAAGAATATTGTTAGAATTTTTAGATACCGCTACCTCGAAATTTTCGAATTCTTTTAAAGCCCTTTCAACGTCAACACTAGAACCAACAAATCCTTTATGAACTATTAATCCTACATTATAATAGTCTAAGTTCTCTTTGTCAACTTGTTTTAATCTTTGAAAGTGTTTAATTTCTGCCTGAAGTTTTCTATATAGATGAATACCTTTCTCAGTTAAATCTAAATCATTTAGAGGATACCTATCAAGAGTTTTATGAGAACTTTTATATACATCATTATACAACATTATTAACTCCTCTTAAATACTAATCCTGTTCTGGCAACAAAAGGTTTTTTCATAGTAGATTCTTCTCGAATTTGTTTAGTAAGTGTTTCATCATATTCAAATCCATATCTTTTGAAAGCATCTAGCCAGTAATCTTCCTCTTGACAGTTAACATGGTGATGACCGGCTTGTCCTGGTACAGCATGGGTGACGATAAGATATTTTGCTTTACTATCTTGAAATGTAGACATATAGTTGTCCATATACTTTTCTTCTACATGCTCTAAAAATTCTACACACCAAATTAAATCAACTTCATAAGTTAAAGTAGGACTTCCTTTTGTATAATCATTTAAATGAAAATTGGATTCTTTAGGAAGGACTGTCCAATCACCATCAACGCCATAAGATTCCCATCCAAGAGATTCTGCTAATTTAACTTGACCTCCAAATCCGCAGCCGACATCAAGCATCTTTCGGCAACCAAGATTCCACATAATATTAAGCGATCCATCATCCGTCCAACTCCTACCATTTTGACCACCCAAATGATCTGGCAATTCATTTTGCATATTCAGCTCCATTATTCTAACCATTTCTCCACTCTCGACTTAAAATACCGGCCATTGATGTTATCATTGAGATATTCCGACGATTCTAAAACATTTCTCTGAAACTGTTCTTTAACTTCAGTATAGTTCATTTCACCTTTAGTCTTATGTAATGATAGTATCTCTCTTTGAAAATTACTTGTCTCAGATTGATTTATAAGATCTTTCACAACATCACTGGAACCATAATAATCACGCCAATCACTTTCGATACGACTACGCCGCTTCGCCCCACGAGTTTTTCTCATGAACCAAAATGTCTTTCTACCAATATATTTTCTACCATCGGGGCAAGTAATACAATAAACGAAACCATGATACCTGTCAACTAAATTCTCATCAAATACTTCTCCTTGGTACATCCAAGGATTATCATACATTATTCGTCTTCTTCATCCCAAAATTCTTGGTCTTCTGCCCATTCATCAAAATCTTCATTTTGTTGTATGACTTCTCCGCAGAA